CTAATATTTTGAATTAAAAGCTATGAAAGAATACAAAACGACAATCAAAACAATGGTGTACGGGCAGCTATTCGTTTACGCACTGGACGAGATGCGAGGCACAAACCATTTCAAGCAGCAGTTAAAAGCAAAGGGTAACTCTTTTCAGATGGAGGTAGAGAAGTTTCTCAACACGGCTTACGGAGGTGGCAATACCGACCTGACGATTATCGAACTTTTAGAGCATTGTCAGAGCAAGATTGACGAGATAATAGAGAACGAGGTAACTTTTGTTGATTGAGTTTGAAATAAATAACTACATTTAAGCCCGTGAAAGACCAAGCGGCAATCGACCTACTATCTGACCAAGAGTTATACGAACTCGCGCAGAAGCTATGCAATTGCCCGGATGACCTTATCCAAGAGGTGGCTCTTCTTATTTTAGAAATGCCCGAACAGAAATGGCAACAGATAAACGAAGGCGGATATCTGAGGTTCTACATTGTCCGAACGATGATGACAATGGCGACATCTAAACGTTCCAGCTTTTCCAAATTATTTGACCTACACAACCACAAGAAGGTAGACCACGAGCGGGAGGATTACGACTGGGAGAAAGAGGACGACATTACCCTTTTGGAGATTCTAATTGAAGAACTGCATTGGTACGACAAGGAGGTTCTTAAATTGTGGCTGGAAGAAGGCAGCTACAGAAAGGTCGGCAAGAAGGTAGACATACCCTACAAGTCAATCGGAAACACAGTTAATAAAGCACTTGAACAACTAAGAGATAACTACTATGCTATACATCTTGAGCGGATTATCCGCGAGCGTATTAAGCTACCTTTGGATTGAGGTATTCGCAATTGACCTACTTCTAAAAAAGTGGATGGGAATGGACGAAAGCTATTCGTTTAAACCGTTAGACTGTCGGCTGTGTATGTCGTTTTGGTTCGGGTTTGCGATGTGTTGTTTTCACACTCCTGAGGCACTTCTTTACGTTCCTTTGCTGAGTGTATTCTTTGAACGATTAATGTGGAGATTTGAGATATGATGGACAAAAACGAAATTTTGCTATTTATAGCTGAGAGGCTCGACCAAATTACGATGATGGGGCAAGGGCGTTACTCAGGACGAATCACGAGAGAAGAGCAGAAACTCTACCAAGAAGCCTGGAGTTACATCGACCCGAAAGCAAAAGTCTGTTTCACTTGTGGACGAACGCCTCAGTTAATGAGTGTTGCACTTTTAAACTTTTACCAATGCCAGCAAGACAATGCGCTAACGGAAAATGGAGATGGGGACAAGGCGACTGCATCTACGACTCCAAAAAGGAAGCGCAGAAGGCGGGGGTCGCAATCGAAATAAAACGTAGGTTAGATGAGGCAAAACGAGAACCATGAGAACTACGGGTTGTATATAACCCAAAACACCTATCAAATGAAGTGGTATTGTTTTGATAGGAAAGCCGCAGACGATTACTGGAACGGCAAACCTTGCAAGAAAGCCGTAGGAGCAACACAACAAGAAGCACTTTCAAATTACAAGAATGGAAAGTTTACCGATAAGTAAAGTCAGACCCAACTCGGACAACCCGCGTTACATCAAGGACGAGAAGTTCAAGAAGTTGGTTCAATCTATTAAGGAGTTTCCCGAAATGATGCCAGTCCGTCCGATTGTCGTCAACAAAGAGATGATAGTCCTGGGCGGTAATATGCGCTTAAAGGCAATGCAAGAAGCTGGACTCGACAAAGTATGGGTTGAAGTTGTTGATTGGTCAGAGGAAAAACAGCGCGAGTTCATCATAAAAGACAACGTAGGCTTCGGGGAATGGGACTGGGACGAACTTGCGAATACTTGGGATGCTGAAGAACTGAACGAATGGGGGCTTGACACTCCCGACAATTGGAAAGCAGAAGAACTGGAAGCAGAGGAGGACGATTACGAAGTACCCGAAGAACTCAAGACAGACGTTGTACTTGGCGACCTTATCGAGATTGGAGAACACCGTTTACTTTGTGGAGATTCAACGGACTCTGACCAAGTGGCAAAGTTGATGAATGGAGAGAAGGCTGATTTGTTGCTTACAGACCCACCTTATTCAAGTGGTGGAAGTCAAGAAAGCGGAAAAACAAGCGGAAGTATAGGAGCAAGGGGAGGACACACAATTAAAAACGACAACCTAAGCACAAGAGGGTATAGGCTACTGATGCTAGATGTTTTAGCTTTATGTTCTGATGTTCATAGTATTTTTATTTTTTGCGATTGGAAAATGTGGATTGAAACATTTGATATTTCTGAAAGGTCAGGTTTTAGGGTTAGAAATATGATTGTATGGGATAAGATTCAAATGGGAATGGGAATGCCTTTTAGAAATCAACACGAGCTTTGTTTGTTTGCTTCAAAAATTGCTGGCAAAATAGGGGATGGCGCAACACCTAATGTATTGCAACACAAAAGAGATAGAGAAGCGGAGCATAAAACACCAAAACCAATTCAATTACTTGCTGATTTATTAAAGCAAATAGAAAGTGTGAATGTTTTTGACCCATTTTTGGGTGGTGGCTCAACAATGGTAGCCGCGCACCAGCTTAAAAGAAAGTGCTACGGAATGGAACTCGACCCGAAATACTGCCAAGTAATAATCGACAGAATGACGAAACTCGACCCGACTTTGAGCGTTAAGATAAACGGAAAGGAGTACGTTAAAACAGCCGAATAACAGCCGTGAGCAATAACAACCCAATACCGAACAATAAACCCTTCAAGAAAGGACAGAGCGGCAACCCGAAAGGGCGACCGAAGAAAGTGGAAACTCTGCTGAAGGAACACTTCTTGGATGAGCATAACGTCAAGCTGTCGAAGGGGCAGGTTCAAGACATCATTAAGAACGTACTGGGCAAGTCAAGAAGCGAGTTGGTGGAGTTGGCAAAGAACGACCAGTTACCGTTTTGGATTGCGTTGATTGCAAAGAAAGCGCAGAGAGATTATGAGAAGGGAAGTATTCATATATTGGATGTTCTGTTTGATAGGGTGTACGGCAAGCCGAAAGAGGAGGTAGAGCAGACCGTGAACGGTGGCAAGCCCGACAAGGTTGAAATCGTCATACATCGACCTGAGAAGAAATGAAAGAGTGCCCGGTATGCCATAAAGTTGGATTCCATAAGATGAGCTGCTCAACGAAGAAGGTAACGGTGTTGCTTTCTAAATCGCGAATCGCGAATCGCAAATTGAAGTACGGAGAAGGTGAAGCACCTAAAGTGAAAAGAAGTAAAGACGTAGAACCTTAGACTGACGAAACCAACCAAATTGTCAACCAATAACCTTACGTGAAGATTGAAGGAACTGGCGTATTTGATGACCTGTGGCAAGCCCTTAATGATAAATCCATTCGGGGAATTGTGTTGGAAGGTGGCTCACGTAGTTCCAAAACGTGGAGCATCTGCCAAGCAGTCTACCTTACGGGACTACAAGAACCGAAGAGAATCGCAATTGCGAGGTTTCGTAGGACATGGATTAAGCCGACCGTACTCGACACGTTCAAGAAGGTACTCCAAAGCCTTGAGGTATGGGAAGATGAGGCGTTCAATAAGACTGATTTAATCTACTCAGCACACGGGTCTACATTTGAGTTCTACGGGCTTGACGATTCGCAGAAGCTACACGGTATCGAAACCGATTACTTTTGGCTCAACGAGGCAATCGAAACAAGCAAGGACGACTTCGACCAATTAGAGCAGCGTTGCAAAGGCAAGTGGATTCTTGACTACAACCCATCAACAGACGAGCATTGGATTTACGACAACGTTCTTAAACGGGACGATGTGGTGCTTATCCATTCAACGATGTTGGACAACACCTTTCTGGACCAACAGATCCGCGACAAAATCAACAGCTACGAGCCGACACCTTTTAACGTATCACGAGGAACGGCAGACGAGTACAAGTGGAAGGTCTACGGATTAGGTCAGAGGTCAAGACGAGAAGGTGCGATATACGAGAACTGGCAAGAAACAAAAGAGTTCCCGACCGGGTACAAGTGGAAAGCATACGGACTTGACTTCGGGTTTACCAACGACCCGACCGCACTCGTGGAGGTACTCTACCAAGAGGGCAAACTGTGGGTTAAGGAAGTGCTTTACGAAACAGGGTTAACGAACGCAGACATTGCGAGGAAGTGCGGGCTTCAGCGAAGTGATGAAATCATAGCCGATTCTGCCGAGCCGAAGAGCATCGAGGAAATCAGAAGGGCTGGTTTCAGAATCCGACCCGTTGCCAAAGGTCAGGACAGCGTAAGGTCAGGCATTGACAAGCTGAAATCTGTTCAGATTATGGTACATCAAGACAGCGTTAACATCATCCGAGAACTCAGGAACTACGCATGGAAACGGGACTACAAGACCAACGCAGTAACCAACCAACCCGAAGATGACAATAACCACGCATTAGATGCCCTGAGGTACGTGGCAATGGAGAAGCTGAAGGCGAATGCTGGGAAATACACTATTCGGTAGATGGCATTTATGGCACTAATGGCACAAAGAGATTTGCGAAATGCCACTAATGCCACTTGTGCCAAGTGCCAACTGACTTTTTTTTGCTCAGACACAAAAGTGTAAATTCGCTATTTATTACTGAGATGCTTGAAAGACTGAACAAAATATGGCGAATGCAAGAAGCTTACACGGACTACCCGAAAGCCGCAAGCGAGAACGCTAAAGCTGCTCTGAGATGGGCGGAAAAAAACGGATGGGGTGGTTGCGGTACTGCCGTAGGAAAGGCAAGGGCTAACCAATTAGCAAACCGTGAGCCAATCAGTTTGGAAACCATTGAGCGAATGGCGGCATTTATCCGACACAAACGGAACTCTAACAGAAAGCTGGGCGAAGGTTGCGGTCGTTTGATGTGGCTTGCTTGGGGTGGGGACGAAGGCGTTAACTGGGCAATCAAGAAAATAGAACAACTAAAGAATGAAGATTGAGTTACCTAATAACTGGGCGAGTGTAACTGTTGAGCAGTTCCAAGCACTCCAAAGAATCCTCGCGGAGAAAGGGGAAGAGTATCCGACCAACGTGGCTATCATTTCGATAATGTCAGGCGTTCCCGTAGACGAGATTGAAACATACTCCTTAAAGACATACGCTAAGTGTATGCAGACGCTTTCTTTCCTAACTGAACAACTCGTAGGACAAGTACAGAAGGTGGTGGAATTTGGAGGCGTTAGATACGATGTTATCACAGACGTTTACAATCTGAACGGAGGGCAGTACATTACGCTGATGCATTTGATGAAAGACCCTGACAAAGTTATCGACCAACTCCATGAGGTTATGGCGGTGTTCCTTGTTCCGAAAAAGAAAACATGGTATGGTTGGAAGAAAGGAAAATATGACCCTGAGAAACACAAGGAAACATCAGAGGCAATGCTCCAAGCACCAATGACAATCGTGCAACCGTTGTCGGCTTTTTTTTTAAGCAGTTATCTGATGTCCGCAAAACATATATTGGAATCTTCGGTCAAGAAAGCGGAGAAAGTCAAGAGACAAGCGGAAAGAAGGTTGAGACATTTGAATCGAAATACGGCTGGCTGAACGTGGTTAACAACTTGTCAAATAACGATGCAACCAAGTGGGGTTACTTCTTTGCTCTACCGTTACGGGAGTTCTTGAATCTCATATCCTTCCAAAAGGCGAAACAAAACCACGAGTATCACCAAATGAAACAGAATGGCGTTCGATAAACTAATAGATGCTCTGAACGAGTTTAGAGGCGAGTACACCAAAGCGTTAGCCGATTCGCTTCAAGGCGGCTCAACTTTAGGAACTGGCGAGGGTCAGGGTTACATTGCATCGGGTAACTTATTGACAACATTGGCACTTGATGCTCAACCGAAAGTTAAGTTGTTCGGGCAGATATACAAGTTGCAAATCAGAATGGCGGACTACGGAATCAGTCTTGACGAGGGTCGGGCTGCTGGAGAAGATGCGCCAACGGTCGGAGAGATTGAAAAGTGGTTGACCTATCCTAACGTATTGGCAAGACTTCGAGGAACTGACAAGCAGTTTACCGACAAGCAACGAACAAGCTGGGCTGAGTGGATAGTGTACAAAAAGCTACGTTACCCAACAGAAGGGAAGAATTGGATTAAACCAGCCTTTGACAAGGTAACGCCAAAGATAGCGGGAGTTGTTGAGGCGGCAATTGCTGAAGACATAGAGTTGACATTTGAACAAATCAAGAAACTAATCGAAACCAAGTAATGGCTATCTTCTTAACTCAGAACGGAGAACCATCCGAATACGGGCTTGTTTATAACGACAATGCCTATGTAATCAAGACAACGAACTACACGCCAACGGTTCGGTTTAGAGTCGCTATTCTTCCAATTGACTACCCTATCAGCCCAGCCATTGGTCAGGTCAGAGTCTACCCTACTCGTTCAAACGATGGGCAGTTTTTAGATAGAGCGTTCTTCGACCCATCACGGTTTCTTCAGTCTTACGTCAAAGGTCAGGTAGATATAAAAGGCGCGAACCATAACGGGTTTTATGTATCTAATCAGATGCACAAGGAATATTACTTAGCTATCCAAGAAGAAGAAAAGGATGCGAGCGGTGTCTATCAAAATGGCGACCTATTTATTTCGAAAGTGAAGAGCGTATGGAATGGGGTTCGTAATGAAATAGAATGGCTGGACTTCGACTACACCGACTACATCATCAACACCACGCCAAGCGTAACCAAGAAGTTTCTTACCGATTCCCCGAGAACTATCCGAATAGACTCAGACCAGTCTTATCATCTGTACTTCATCGCTAATGAAGTCGGGAAATATCAGTACAACATAAAGGCTTACTCAGGCTATAACGCAACGGGGACACTTTTAGCGGATGGCATCGTGGACAACAATATCGCGGTTGCTGATTCTTGGGACAAGATTTACTTCAGAATCCCAGTAGGAACGCACGACATCGGGAACATTGACCCATCACTTTACACGGACTCGTCATTTGGGTCTACACCTTCAACGGCACTCAACGGCGCGGCAAGCTATACCATCCACTTAGAAGATATCACCAATGTGCAGATAAGCGAGTCTTTCACTTTCAATGTCAACCAAACTTGCTCAAAGTACAACGAGGTTCGGGTGCATTGGCTTAACCGTTTGGGAGGCTACGATGCGTTCAACTTCTACATGAAGTCGATACACACGACAGATATCAAGAAGGACACATTCGACCAGCAGCACCATGATTGGACAGGCAACCGTTATACATACGATAAGCAAGCGAGAGGAACGACCGAGTATAACGTGGCACTCAACAAGAAGGTTACGGTCAACACCGACTACTTGAGCGAAGCGGAAAGCATTTGGCTGGAAGATTTGGCAACATCTCCGAGCGTATACATCGAGGAAGGTAATGAGTTGATAGCTGTCAATATCGACCCGCGAAGAATCCAACGAAAGACTTCTTTGAACGATAAGCTGATGCAGTACACTTTCGAACTGAATTACTCCATTAAAAACAGACGGCAGCGTGGTTGAGGTTAGAATAGAGGGGCGTAAATTAGACGTATTCGAGGGATTCGATTTCTCGTTCAATTACGGTATTGCTGATATCCGCAACCCTGAGAAGCGGTCAACGGAATACTCCAAGACCATCAAGTGTCCAGCAACGAAGAACAACGACGAGTTGTTTGGGCACATCTATGACGTTAACATCTCAAATAACTACGATGCTAACACTACTAACATATCTGTTAATTTTAACCCTAATAAGAAAGCGGAGGCGCGAGTAATAGCCGATGGGGTGGAAGTCATGGCTGGGGTTGTCCAGCTTCGTAAGATAGTCCAAAAGGGACACGCCTACACCTACGAGGTTGTGTTTATCGGTAAGCTGCTCAACATATTTTCGGTGTTGGGCGACAAGGAACTAAGCGGAGTTGATGAGAACGGGGCAAGGTATTTAGACCTGAGTCAATACGACCACGATTTCACATATCAAAACCAAGTTGATAGCTGGAGCGCACCAGTTGGGCAAGGTTACGTTTACCCGTTAATTGATTGGGGCTATGGAAATGTTTACGCTCCAAATGGCTCGCGCATTTATCAAGTGTCAGAACTACGTCCAGCAGTTTACGTAAAGACTTTAATCAATGCTATTTTTGATTTTGCTGGCTTCACTTATACAAGTTCATTCTTTAATTCGGTAGTCTTTAATCGGTTAATAGTTCCATTGACCAAGAAGATGAACCTGCCCGATGACCAAGTTCAGCCGAGAAAGTTCAAAGCTGTAAAGTCGTTGCCGCAGATTATGAGCCGCTTTCCATCCATCAGCCCAAACACATTCGGGAACGAGCAGATATTCAACCCAAGTACTGGTAACATGGCGAAGCTGTGTTTTGAGGATGACAATAACTTAGGCTTTGACAACAACAACCAGTATTTAATTTTAAGCCAACAAAGCCCGTTCATTCCATATAACTACAACGCTCAGAACAACTATATTTTTGCTTGCCAAGAGCCATTAAGGAGTGATACATTCAGATGCAGCATTGACCTTCAGATAACAAAGAATTTTGCCTTTGGCAGTCAAATATTCGAGGGAAATGTTCAGATAGTAAGATGGGTAGATTCCACTCAGTCTATTCAAGTTGTGGCAGAATCTCCATTTGGTTTTGATATTAGCGGGGCTGTTGGTCAGACACAAGCGCAAACAATATTCGTGGAAGGAGATGTTCTAACTCAAAACAACGACCAAGTTTACGTTAGATTAAAATCAGACCCATACGGAAACGGCTACAAGCCTGACTTTAGAAATGCAGTTGGATCAACGGTATGGCTTGACGTTAGATGCACGGGAGGTTATTTTGAAAACGAGCCGATAACCGAAGAATTGTTTGAGGGTGATGAGGTTACATTAAGCGACCATCTTCCCGATGTTGAGATGAGCGAGTTCTTAGTTTCCATTTTCAAGATGTTCAATCTATATGTGGAGGTAGACCCGAACAACGAGAAGAACCTACTCATTGAAACCCGCGACACGTTCTACTCGCAAGGAAGCACAAAGGATTGGACGTATAAGCTGGCAAGGGATAGAGACATAACACTTGAACCTTTGGGAGTTCTTACTGACCGCGAATACATCTACACCTATTCGGAGGATGGGGATTATTATAACGAACGCTATCAAGGCAATAGAGGACACGCTTATGGAAGGGCAAGAATCGAAGTAGATAACGACTTCGTACAGAGTTCAAAAGAAGTGGAGGTTGTTTTTTCGCCTTCGCCATTAGTCAATGACAGCCCATCCAATCGAATCATTCCAGCAGTATGGGATGCTGATATAGAGGAAGGAGCAAAGCCTACGGATGCCAACATAAGGATTATGTACTACGGGGGGCTTCTGCCGAGTAACCCTGTATGGAAGCACAGAAGGCTCTTCCCATTTCAAGACTTCGATACAAATGTTTATCCGTACGCTGGACATTGGGACAACCCGATAACGCCAACGATAGACATCAATTTCGGTCTACCTTTAGAGTTGTACTATCAAGCCAATAATTACATAAGCCAAATTCAAGTAACGAACGCGAACCTTTACAACATCTACCACCGTAACTATATCAACGAGGTAACGGATAAGGATTCGAAGGTAATGAATGCAATGTTCTACTTAGAGCCGACCGACATCAACACCTTAGACTTCCGCGACCAAATCGTAATAGATAACAGTTACTGGCGTTTGAACAAGGTAATGAACTACAACCCTTTCAAGGAGGGGTTAACGAAGGTTGAGTTAATCAAAATAAAGGAGGCGGTTACCTTCAAAAAGTCGGACAGAAGCCTTAACGCTGGGGGCTATTTGGGAAAGGAAAAGATGCCATCTCCTTCTACCGAAATCAAGACCAACGGAAACAAATACCCGCCATTTCAAGGGAAGGTGAGCGGAGCGGAGAATAACGTAGGGCAGAGCGTTACAGCATTCAAAGTGGTCGGAAGTCGCAACACTATCGGGGAAGGCTCGAAGAACATTACCATATTCGGCAACGATAACGAGGTAATTGGAGGGCTTCACAACGTCCAACTCATCAATACGAATGGCGTAATTGTTACGCAGTCAAACACTACATACATCAACGGCAAGGAACAGGACAACGTGGAGGTATTGGATGGCGGAGAGAATGAGGTCCGAGCATTGAATGGAGGTACCAACATCTTCACGGTTGACGGTGGCGAGGACATCGTACAGACACAATTTAGCGAAATAGCTATTTATACAATAGAAGGATAAGATGGCAACACAAGATTCAAGAATCAAGATTAAACGGTCAACCATAACGGCAACCGTTCCAACCGTTCCAAGTTCTAACGACCACACGGACGGTACTTGGATAGCTACGGACATCTACAAAGGAGAACTCTTCTTTAATCAAGCAGATGGAGTTCTTTGGTCGCGGGACGACAACGGGGTTACTTGTTTGGGCGGTTCGGCTTCTTTGACAATTGCAAGCGCGGACGTTCTAACGCTGAACTCCACACCTTTGACCATTGTCGGTGCGGTTGCTGGTTATGCCATCGAGGTGGTTTCTGCAAGTGTTAAAATTGATTTTAACAGCGCGGCATACGCAACCAATACATTCATTCAACTGATAGTTAACGGTGCTACGACCGCCCAATATGGTGGAGGTATTCTTAACGCAACAGTTGCAACGACCAAAAAACTGCCCGAAATATCAACGACATCGGCAACCACTACGCAACTCATAACCAACGCGGCTCTTCAAGTTTCAACATTAACGGGAAACCCAACTGCTGGAGATTCCGACATTACCGTTTTCGTTAACTATAGATTGATTCCAGCTTAATGGCGACCAAAGTAGCAATAGAGGTAGACGTTAAAGTTGATGGTGCGGATAAGAATCTCGGCAAGGTTAAGAATGAACTTAAAGGAGTTGAGCAACAAGCAAAGAAGTCAACCGACCAAATTAAAGGGGGGTTTGATGCGGCTGGAAAACAAGCATCTGCCTTACCCGGACCAGTAGGTAGAGCAGCTCAAGCCTTCCAGTCTATGGTCGGAGGTATCAAGTCTGGAATTGCGGTACTAAAAACCTTGAGAGGTGCGTTAATAGCTACTGGCATTGGTGCTTTGGTTGTGGTTATAGGTTCTTTAGTTGCTTACTTTACGGAAACAGAACGAGGAGCGCAAAAGTTACGGGTCGCAATGGCTGCGGTCGGTGCTGTTGTTGGAGTTGTAAAGGACGCAATGGTAGGGCTTGGTGAGTCCTTTGTTCAGTTCTTCAAAGGTGATTTTAAAGGTGCTGTCAATACGTTAAAGAACAGCTTTACTGGTCTTGGAGATGAAATAATAAAAGACACAAAAGCGGCTATTGAACTCGAAAGAGCAATGAATCAAGTTAAACTCCAAGAAAGGGAACTCGGAGTTGAAAGAGCCAAGACGTTAAAGACAATTGCGGAGGCAAGACTTGCGGCTGAAGATGAAACAAAATCGGCAGAAGAACGAATTGCAAAAATTAAAGAGGCGGCGGCTTTAGAGGCAGATTTGACAGCAAGAGAACTTGCCAACGAGGAGGAGAGGCTGCGCATAATGAAAGAACAAGCTTCGCTTAATGAGTCTAATGAGGAAACACTTCAAAAAATAGCTGACCAAGAGGCAAAGGTAGCACAGGTTCAGCTTGCATCTTTGAACCTTAACAGAAGACTAAAGACTGAACTAAATAGCCTTGAAAAAGAGATTGAAACAGAACGAAAGCAACGTTCGGACGAGGAACAGAAGCGACTTGATGAAGCTAACAAAAAAGAACTTCAACTTCTTGAACAGCTAAAGGAATCACGAATTGCACTTATAAAAGACGAGGAAGAGAGGAAAGTTGCAGAGGCTCAACTTGCTCTTGAAAACAAATTAGCAAAAATTGAAGGAGATTCAGTCGCAGAAATTGAATTACGAAAGAACCTTGAAGCAATAGCAGACCAAGAGATACAAGAAATACGGCAAGAGTTCAGAGATAAGGAACTTGCGGAACTTGAGGCACAAGCCAAGAAGAAAAAGGAACTTGAAGCTAAGGCTGTTGCGGATGTAAAGAAGGCTGAAGCTGATAAAAGAAAACTAAGAGAAGATGGTCTAACTGCGGCTGGGGCGGTTCTCGGCTCTTTAGGTCAGTTAATAGCAGCAAGTGGTAATCAATCCAAAGAAGCCGTTGCACTTCAGAAAACGTTAGCAGTTGCGCAGATTGCTATCGACACAGCTAAGGCGATAACAGGCGCAATCGCTCAAGCGCAAAGCGTACCTTACCCAGCTAACCTTGTGGCTATTGCTACTGGGGTCGCTGCGGTTGTTGCTGGTATTGCTTCAGCAGTTTCAACATTAAACTCTGCTAATGTTCCGGGCGGAAGTGCCGCAACGCCAACCGCTCCACAAGTGGCAACCGCTCCAGCTATTCAACAAGCGACTGCTGGAACTACTGAACTCGGAGGAGTGGAACAAGCCCAACTCGCACCGATACAAGCGTATGTAGTGGAGACAGAAGTAACGGGAAATCAGAATAACGTAAACCAAATAGAATCACAAGCAACATTCGGAGGATGAACAAGCTACCAGTAATTTACCTAACAATTGACGAAGACCACGAGACTGGGCTCGATGCCATTTCACTCGTTGACCATCCAGCCACATCGCGTAATTGGATGGCGTTCAATAAGAAACAAAAGTTTTCGCTAAATGAAGAAAAGAGAATCGTAAGCGGCGCGGCAATGGTTGCCGATTATCCCATTTACAGAAAGGACGAGGATGGGCGCGAGTACTACGTTGTATTCGATTCGGATGCTATCAGAAAGATAGCCTACAAGTTTATGAAGGAAGGAAAGACGAACGCGACCAACTTAGACCACACAACAGATGTAGAAGGGGTATTTATGTTTGAATCTTTCCTAATTGATGAAATGAAGCCAACGCCAAAAGGATTCGACAAGCTGCCAAACGGGTCATGGTTTGTGAGTTACAAAGTAGACAACGATGACGTTTGGGCGCAAGTAAAGGATGGCACTTTCAAAGGGTTTTCAGTCGAGGGCGTATTTTCAGAATCTCGTCAAATCGACGTAGACAAGATGATAATTGAGGAGGTGGAGAAAGCCCTCAGGGCATAGCCAAGTGGCACACCTTTCAAGAATTGCTATTTACTAAAAAACACAACGCATGAACATTTCAGAACTTGTGGGTAAGAAATTGCCCGAAATCAAGAAACTACTTTTCAGCGAGACAACCGAAGAGGCTTTCGTTGATGCTAAACTCGTGGACGGTACTATCGTAAGAGTAGAACCAGCTTTGGAAATCGGTGCATCTGTTGCCGTTATCGGAGAGGATGGGGAAACCGTACCAGCACCTGACGGAGAACACGAACTCGAAAGCGGTGAAGTTGTAAGAACTGAAGGCGGTGTTATTGTTGAGATAATGACTCCAGAGCCAGTTGAGGAAGAAGCTGAAGAAGTTGAGGAAGAAATGGCGAGCGAAGAGAAGTTCGATGCTGAAGGATTCAAAGCTGACATCCTTTCTGCTGTATCTGAACTTATCAAGTCAGAAATCGCTGCGGCTCAATTCGCCAAGACTGAAAAAGTAAGCGACATCGAGAAAGCTGTTGGTCTAATCACCGACATCGTTGAGAAGATGGCGGCTACTCCGAAAGAAGAGCCTTCAAAGAAGGTAGCCAACCCATTCAACAAAGGCATCGACTACTCAGATATGGTTGAGAAGATGCGAGCAATCACCAAGAAATAAACCTATAAACACTATAAAAAATGGCATTTGATGTATCAGGCTTAACAGCCTACATTGAGGAACAAAACTTTCCTCTAATCACAAAAGCAGTAACTGGAGGGCGTACAGCTTCACTTATGGAGAAGCAAGTAGGCGTAAAAGGAGCAACCAAAATCAACCTTATGGATGTTGACGTAAACTTCCAAGATGGTAGCGGTTGCGCTTTCAACGCTTCGGGAGACATTACTTTTACTCAGCGTGAAATTGACCCAGCTAAATTGAAGTTGAACATGGAGTTCTGCCCAAAGACTTTGGAAGGTTACTACCTACGTTCTCAACTTCCAAGCGGAGCGCATTACGAGTCTATTCCTTTCGAGGAGCAGTTCGGTGCTTACTTGGTGGAGAAGATTCAGTCTGAGTTGGAAGTAATGATTTGGCAGTCTGATTCAACATTAATATCAGGTAACCTTCAGTTCTTCGATGGTCTTATTGACGTTATCGGAGGCGGTTCGTACATCAATGCAAACACAACTGCATTCGGTTCGGGTACTGCTCTTACTACGGCTTTGACTGCAAACAACATGGTAGAGGCTGTTCAGCGAGTTTACGAAGCTGCTGCTGCTGCTATCGTTGACAAGGCTGATGCAAAAATATTCGTCGGTTATGATTCCTTCAGAGCGTTGGCGCTTGGTCTTCAGAACGGTCTTGGAATCGTTACTGCTGGCGGTCAACTTCAAAACGCTCAGAGTTCATTTGCTGACCTTACTATGGTTCTTCCGGGTACTAACATCGAAATCATCGCAGTTAACGGTTTGACTGGAACTAACGATGTTTACTGCATGAGAACAAGCAATATGTTCTTGGGCGTTGACTTGGAAGAAGATGCTTCAAGAATCGAGGCTTGGTACTCAAAAGACGACAGAAAGTACAAGGTAGCTGTTGACCTTACACTTGGTGTACAGGTTGCATACCCTGACCAAATTTCTGCTGTAATTCTTTAATCTAAACGGGGAGGGCTTCGGCTCTCCCCTTCACTCTAAAAACTAAAAACATGGCATACACTGGATGCGCACTCAGCTACTCATACGACCTTGATTGCCGCGATGCTGTAGGTGGAGTGAAGAGTGTTAGATTTGCGAACCTTGCTAACTATCTTGCATTAACTCCTGTTGTATCTGCTGGAGCGGTTACATCAATAACAGGAACGCCTACATTCTTTAAGTACGAGCAGTTAAAGGAAACTTCTTCTTTTACGGAAACCATCAACGGTAACAGTCAAAACGGAACGGTTTACTTCACTCCTGAGTTGGTTGTAGTGCTTTCAAAATTGGACGTAAACAAGCGCAACGAAATCAAAGTTCTTGCACAGCAGCGTTTGGTTGCTATCGTTGAAACTAATGATGGTTCTTACTGGGTTGCTGGATGGCAAAATGGTCTTGAGTTGAACGCTGGAACATCTGCAACGGGAACGGCTTTCGCGGACCTTAGCGGTTACAGTTTGACGTTCTCAGGCCTCGAGGCAGAGCAGATGCTTTCAATCGGTTCAGCAGACGTTACTGCGATTACAAACTAATTCGTATCTTTACACTTTCTCTTTTTCATTGTTCTGTTGGAAGGGGGTCGGCTAACGCTGACCCTTTTTCGTTTGGCACAATTTCGTCTTTTTGCTATTTAAAGAAAAACAAGCATGGCATCGACCGTAACACCAGCAACCGCAACGGTTCAAATAGTTGAATCTCTAACGCTCGGAGGAGTTGACAGGGGAGGCACACACACACGTTCAATTTCAAACGTGGCAGAAGCTGACCGTAGAGTTATGACAATAGACTCGGCTAACGAGATTGACATCATCGAACTCAATAGCAACAACGGACAAGGTAAGTTCATCCGTTCGGCTATCCGTTACATCCGAATAACCAACTTGGACAACACCAACTTCCTAAGGGTAAGGTTCAAAAAGAGTGGAGCAGAAACCGCAGACGTTAAGGTTGATGCTGGTGCCACCTTCATGCTATCTACTGGCTCAATGGATGCAGACACGTCTGCGGGAGCATTCAGCGCATTCGTTGACATTGACGTGATAAGTGCGCAAGCTGACACGGCAGATGTTGACATTGAATATGTAGTATTCGCGGTTTGATAAACATCTCGCGAAATACGGCTAACGATGTGGCGTTGACCCTTACGGAAAAGGGAACAGCTACCTATTACCTCTTCAAGTTCCAATCGGATAACACAGAGGCGGTGGAGTACTGTATTGCTACGGATTCAAGCGCATATCCTGAGCGGTTTAACAAGTTTACCATCACGGAAACGTCAACACCTGATAACTTGAACGCGGAGGTGGAGCTTCCAACAGAGGGACAATGGCGGTACTTCGTTTACGCGAACTCATCAAGTTCAAATTTAGACCCGACAGGATTGACCGAATTAGAATCGGGAATAGTCAAAGTAACGGGAACTCAAACACCAGTAACCACCTACTCAGGCGGAAACTCAAACTATGTAGTCTATGGCTCTTAAAATTCTAAACTTCGGAGCGCATAAAGTACCGACCTTTAAAGAGGCGAGAGGCAAGGATTGGATTCTATTCGGAGACGAAGGCGAATATAAAAACCGTTACCCTGAGTACCTTCTGAACCTTTACCGTAGAAGTGCCAAGCATCACGCTATCATCAACTCAAAGAAAGACTACGTAGTCGGTCAGGGATGGTCGGTTAATAAGGAAGGTTTGGACACAATGGGGCTTGCAAGGCTTCAGCAATTTATTCAAGAGCCGAACCAATACGAGAGCCTTAACGACATCTTGGAGAAGGTTGCACTTGACTACGAACTCTACAACGGCTTCGCTCTTGAAATCGTTTATAACCAACTGAACGACAAGATAGCAGCTATTTATCACGCTGATTTTGCCCGTTATCGTTCAAACGAGGACGGCACGAAATACTACTACTCAGAGGATTGGAAGAAGCATAACCCAGTAGTTGAGGAAATTGATGCCTTCAATTGGAAAGAACCGAGTGGAAAGCAGCTACTTTACGTCAAAGGTTACTCGCCTGACTGCAAATACTACCCATTGCCGACCTATTTAGGGTCAACGGGTTACATTGAGTTAGACGTAGAAATAGCCAACTTCCACCTGAATGCGGTAAAAAATAACTTTGTCGGAGGGACAATCGTTTCCTTTTACAATGGAGAACCGACCCTTGAGGAACAAGAGGAAATCGAGCGGCAGATTAAGGACAAGTTCACGGGAACGGACAACGCCAATTCTATCGTTCTGAACTTTGCCGATTCAAGGGACAGAGGGGTGGAGATTCAGCAGTTGAATGGTAACGACTTCGACAAGCGTTTCGACATTCTAAACAAAACCGTACAACGTGAAATCTACGCTGGTCATTCGGTAACCGACCCAGCTCTATTTGGTATCAAGGAGGACGGAATCTTCACGAGCCGAAACCAGCTTGTTGATTCGTTTGAGTTGTTCCAAAACACATACGTAAACGGCAGACAGCAATTCATCGAACGAGTGTTTAACGACCTTGCATCG